GCCGGATATTTTATTGATCAAATTAGCTGGGCGAAGAATTGGCGGCTTCTAACTGGTGGAATCCAAACTCGATTGGAGAAAGATGAGGACGAGATTAGAGAAGAAGAGAACCACAGAAGGTTAAGGTATGACGCAACAAAGCTAAAAGAGCATTTTGCTAAGTTCCTTGACAAAATCGAAGAGGAGGCGATGGATGAAGAGCCACTGGTTAAACCAGTAGGCCTCCAAGAAGCGCTCAAGGTAAGAGTGATTTCGAAGGGACCGCCAAAGCTTTATACTTCGTTACGGAATCTGTGGAAGCACATTCACACGCACCTGCGGCAGCACCCGGCCTTTCGGCTGATCGGGGCGCCTGTCACGGCAGTGTATGTTCAGCAGCGGATGGGGCGAAAGCTGAAGGATGGCTATTATTTTCTCTCTTGTGATTATAAGTCCAGTACGGACCTCATTGCAGCCCAGTTCTCGAACGATGTAGCAGACGAAATATCTGCCGTTCTTGAATTAGACGAACAAACCCGCGAAAGATTTATTCGTAGCCTCACGGGGCACGTCATTGAAGACGACCGTGGGGTATTGAGGCAACAGCGAAGAGGCCAGCTCATGGGCTCAATCACATCTTTTCCTATATTGTGCATTATCAATGCCACTATTCTCAGAATTGCCGCAGAGATCGCTGACAACAGAACATGGACGTTAAAAGATTGTCCAATGGCTGTAAACGGTGACGACGGGATTCTGAAAACCACTCAGGCAGGTATCGATGCATGGGGTGCGCTAACGCGACTCTCAGGCATGCAACCGAGCTACGCAAGTGGGAAGGTGTTTGTTGGTAGAACCTTCTTAGACATCAATAGCACAAATTTTGAATTTTCTCCAGAAAGTAATGAAACAGCGATGTTTCCTGCAATCGAAGATGAGAACAAGGTTGTTCCCCGGAAGATACACTTTAAAATGACGAAGTATATCAACTGGGGTCTCATCAAAGGATTGGTCAGGAGCGGCGTAAGCGTGGGCATCGATTCAACGGTTGATTCGGGGTATTCAATCGGAAGTCGAGCCCGTGAGGCTTGCGCGGTCGCACCAGACGACCTAGGGGTAAAGGTCCTACGGCTGTTCATTAAATATAATAACGAGTTACTCACACGTGTGAGAGTTCCATGGTATATTCCTGAATCCCTGGGGGGTGTGGGATTACCATCTTTCATGGAACCAATTGAGGACATAGACGCGGAACCAAAGTTCATCATGGGTCCAAGTCGAAAAGATCTACAGTTAGCAAGAGTGGTGAAGCTAAACTGGAAGTATGATCGACCTAGATTGGTGGGGGATGAAGTATCATGGAATCTTCATAACTTAGTCATGCAATCTCAACCGACGAATGTCGAAATGAAATATAACAATGAAAAAGCGCAGAAAGCCTATGACACCTATTATGGTTTATGCGTCGTAAACGAGTTCTTTAAGACAGCACTAGTTGCTGACATTTTCAATCCCGATAAGCCCAAGGAGAGGGCTATGAAAGCTCTGAGACACAACGAGAAGTTGTGGAGCTGCACCTATAAAAAGAAGGTGAAAATCGGAAAGAAAGAGTCAACAATAAAGTGGCTGCCCGCTGGTGAACCCGACTACGGAGCCCTCAGTATGTTGAAACAACAAGAGGCAATAAATGTTCGAGAGGAAGAATACGAAGACAAAGCACCAGTCCGATGGGACAGGCGTATCATCTTCCAACCTGCTAAGGGGTGGGAGCAGGAACCAGAAGACTTAGTTTGGTAAGGTGTAAACTAAGCATCCAGTATTAAATCAGTTCAAATCAAAATCTCAACCTTCCATTATGGAGGAAGTTACGAGCGCACACACAGTCCAAAGGACCGCGCTATGCACGTCGAGAAATCGATAGGCGCGTTAAGTCTCGTGAGAGAACTTCCCGGCTTTAGAACTGAGATTCGTCACTTCGACGAGTCTCCAGAG